AGTCGAAGGCCTACGCCACCGCGAACGCAATCGCGAACGGCACCGTGAACCACAAGTCCGAGCTGGCGAAGGCCGGCACCACGCCGCACATGGACGAGGTGAAGCCCGGCAAGAATCTCGCCAAGGGCATGCCGACGTCAAGTGCCGCATCTCTCGCGCCGAAGGCTCCCGCGCCCGCGACTTCCGTCGGTCAGGCGAACAAGGAGATCGGTGGCATGAAGTCCGTGTTCGGCGCGCACCCGGCAGTCACGGGTGGCACGATGGCGCCGAAGAAGCCCGTCGCCCACATGGGTCGTACCGGTGGCAGCGGGTTCTCGATGACCGCTGGTGGCGCATCGACGCCGCGCGCGAGCGTCTCGGGCTCGATCCCGAACGCGAAGTCCGAGAAGAACCCCGGCAGCGCCTCGAAGTACGGCACGGGCGGACCGGGTCACGCGACCCAGACGAACATGCCCTCAGCTCTCAAGACGAACATGGCTGCGACCGCGAAGAGCGAGAACTCCATGGTCTACCCGAAGGTCGCAGCCGAGAAGGCCGTCGACGGTGCCAAGGCTCCGAAGAAGGGCAAGGACGCCACCCCGGACAAGCAGGGTTCAGGCGGCGAGATCAAGGGCGGCAAGGGCCTGAGCAAGGCCGCTCCCGCGATGGCGAAGGCCCCCGCAGGTAAGGGCGTGCCGGGCAAGCAGCCGGTGGGTCAGGGCGGCGGCGACGCGCACAAGCTTCCCGCAGCCGCTTCCGCAGCGAAGCCCGGCGCTCAGAAGCCGGCCGCGAAGCCCGCAGTCGGCTCCCTGAAGACCGCAGGCGCGGCCGAGGCCGGTCGCCTGAAGGGCAACGCCAACGTGCAGCGTCTGCGTGGCGATCTGGCGAACGTCCAGGCTCAGAAGGACAAGGCCCAGGGCATCGACCTCGCGTCGCTCGCCTCGGGTGCGAAGGCTCACGCTGGCTCGGTCGACGTCGACGTCTCCGACTTCGACAAGGGCCCGGCCAACGCGACCCTCGGCCAGCGCCTGAAGGCGAACCCGGCCGCCGCCCCCGCGGGTGGCGGTGCCGACGCCCTCAGCGGCGCGCGCGACAAGATGAACCTCGCGGCGGCCAGCAAGCAGAAGGGCGGCGTGGGATTCCTCCGCGGCCTGTTCTCGATGTTCCACTCGCCGAAGGCTCAGGCTCCGGCCCCGGGCGCCCCCCAGCAGCAGGGCAGCCTCACCAGCAAGCGCTTCCACGGCGCGATGCCGCTCCAGCGCGGCGAGATGGACATGCGGAAGGCCGCCCTCTCGCTCACCAAGAAGGACCTGGAGGCCGACGAGCTGGACAAGGGCCTCTCCGGCGTAAACCACAACCGCAGGATGCTCTCGGTGACCCCGAAGCGCCGCGGCAAGAAAAATCGTTAACCCTCGCAAAGACACAATCTTTCCTTACGGAGATCGACCAAAATGTCTCAGAATTTCCCCACCGACGCTGGCGTACTGATCACCCCGGGTGCGTACGCGCGCTACAACGTCGTCCAGCAGAACACCGGCATCGCCACCACGGGCGTCATCATGCTCGTCGGTGAGGCGGACGCCGGCCCCGATTTCACCCAGGAAGAGGACCTCGCGTCCACTGTCTTCGGTCCGGGCCAGATCGGCGACGTCAAGGCGAAGTACAAGACCGGTCGACTGGTCGATGCGTTCAACGCGGGCGCGGTCCCGGCGAACGACCCCCAGATCCAGGGTGCGCCCGCGGGCTTCATCCTGGTGAAGACCAACCCGTCGACGAAGGCGTCGGGAATCCTCTCGCACTTCGACGACACCAACTACGCGACCATCCAGGATCGCAGCTGGGGCAAGATCGGCAACCTGATCTCGTTCGAGGTCACGGCGAAGACGGAAGAGTCCGTTCCGAGCACGGGTTCGTTCGCGATCATGCTTCCCATCGCGTCCACCAACATCTCGTTCCGCGTGAACGGCGGAACCGAGCTGGCGGTCACCATCGCAGCCCTTGACACTCCGACCACCACGGCCACTGCCATCGGCGGTCTCGCTGGCATCGACTGTGACGGCGGCGCTGCTGTCGCCTGCCTCACGGCCGCCACGGGCACCATCGCCCTGACGGTCATCGGTGGTTCCGGAAGCTTCAAGGTCCAGCTCGATCGCTCGATCCCCTTCGACCTCCTGCCGGCAATCGGTGACACGCTCTACATCCCGTCGACGGCAGGCCTCGCCGTGGCTCACGCCGTGAACGCGGGCTCGTACATCGTGACGGGCGCAAGCACGTCGCAGATCCTCGCGACGAAGATGCTCGACGTCACGGGCGCTCCCGACGCGCGCACCGCGCCGATCACCACGGCCGCGACCGCGGTCGTCGGAACGGGCGACCTCGTCGGCTACGGCGCCATCACCATCCACCTCATTGACGCCGTCGACCCCATCGACGGCTACGGCAAGAGCCTCCAGTTCAACGAGCTGGAGACCGGCACTGGCACGGTTCTGTCGCTCTGCTACACGCTCGGCTCCTCGGGCCCGGCAGCGGTCAACTTCATCTCGACGGACGAAGATCCATTCCTCATCGTCTCGGGCGCCGAGTACGTGGCGACTCTGACCGAGTCGCGCCAGGTCGACAACGTCACCAACGACATCAACGCGGGCGGCGGCATCGGCCTCAAGATCGGCTACCTGGGCACCACGGCTCTCGTGACCGTCGACAGCACCTCCATCTCGGTCGTGGCGGTCGGCGGCACCAACGCCGGCACCCTCACCGTCCTCCTGGCGGACTACCCGTCCATCGCGGACCTCGCGGCGTTCATCAACTCGAACGACGGCTACACCTGCACCCCGGGCACCGCAGTCCTCGGCTCCCTGCCCTCGACCGCTCTCGACCAGGTCACCTCGCTCGGCTGCTGCTCGACGTGGGAAGCCCTGACCCCGGGACGCATCAAGGTGGACGCGTACAAGTTCTTCACCGCTCTGCGCGACAACGGCTTCCTCACGGAGCTGTCGGCGCAGGCGACCTCGGGTCTCCCGCAGCCGAGCGTCGGCGTCTCGTTCCTCTCGGGCGGTGCGAAGGGCGCAACCTCGGACGCGAACATCGCGGCGGCCTTCGACGCGCTCAAGATGGTTCGTGGCAACTTCCTCGTCCCGCTGTTCTCGCGTGACGCCACGGGCGACATCGCCGACGGTCAGACCGACACGTCGTCGACGTACACGATCGAGGCGGTGCACGCGAACGCGCGCGCCCACGTCCTCCAGATGTCGACGCTGAAGAAGCGCCGCAACCGCCAGGCCTTCCTGTCGCTCCGCGGCGCCCTCTCGGACGTCAAGTCCGCCTCGGGCGAGCTGGCCTCGTTCCGCTGCTCGCTCGCGTTCCAGGACGTGCGCGATCGTTCGATCGCCGGCAGCGTCGCGCAGTTCCAGCCCTGGATGAACTCGGTCAAGGCCGCGGGCATGCAGGCCGCCGGCTTCTACCGCGCGATCTTCAACAAGGGCATCGCCATCTCCGGCGCTCTCCAGGCGGCCGGCGACTTCAACGACCAGGACGACGACGCCGTCGAGCTGGCGCTGGAGGCGGGTCTGCTCATCATCGCTCGTCCCCCGACGGGTGGCTTCAAGTACGTGTCCGACCAGACGACGTACGGCCGCGACAACAACTTCGTGTACAACAGCATCCAGGCTGTGTACGTGGCCGACATCATCTCGCTCACCACGGCGCAGATCATGGAGCAGGCGTTCGTCGGCCAGTCCCTCGCGGACGTGTCGGCAGCGCAGGCGCTCTCGGTCCTCGACGCGATCATGGACAACATGCGCCGCCTGAAGCTCATCGCGTTCAGCGACGACGCGCCGAAGGGCTACAAGAACCCGGTCATCAAGATCAACGGCCCCGCGATGGTGGTGAGCGCCGAGGTGAAGGCTGCGACCGCGCTGTACTTCATCCCGATCACGTTCTCCATCACGCAGATCCAGCAGTCGGCGTAATCCCAATCTTCACTTAAAGGAACGAAATGGCCTCCAAGCAAACTGCCCCGAAAGTGATGTCGGGCGCCCGCGCCAAGCTGAACGTGTTCGATCCGAACACGGGCAACAGCCACGTGGTCGGGCTCTTCAACAACGTCTCGTACAACATGACGTACGAGACGCAGCCCGCGTACGTCCTCGGTCGCTTCGGCGCCGCGGAGGTCGATTTCACGTCCATGGACCTCATCTCGATCACGTGCTCGGGCTTCCGAGTCATCGAGCACGGCCCCTGGGTCGAGACCGGTCTGCCCAAGCTTCAGGACCTGCTCCTGAGCGAGTACCTCACGCTGGACATCTACGACCGCCAGCGCCAAGCCCTCGGTCTGCCGGACTCGATCGCGCACTTCAAGAACGTCCGCTGCACCGGCTTCTCGACCACCATCTCGGCCCGCAACCTCGAAGAGATCACGGTCACCTTCGTCGCGCTCGGCATGGACGACGAGTCCGCCGCCAACAGCGAGCACGTCACCGCCGCCGACCTGCCCCCGATCACCTAAGCCCGGGTCCCCCTCCCTTCTCCCCGGCTGCTGGACTGGCCCGCCCTCCTCACGGATGGCGGGCCTTTCTTTTGGGGCTTGACCTTCGGGTCGAGATTCAGTAGACTGTCCTTGTTGGACATCCTGCTGCACATCCTCGTGACCCTCGCCCTGATCCCCGGGTCGCTGCTCTTCGTTGCAGTGCTGGTGTGGCGCGCTGCGCGGGCCGCCACGGGCTTTTCCAAGCCCTCCCTGCCCCTCAGGTCGTCGACCGGATCGATCGTTTGTACGGAGGCTGACTGGCACCGGCACATGAAGGCGGAATACCCGTATCATTACGCGGCCTTCGAGTCGTTTCCGATGCTTCTCCGCCGGCTGGGGCGTCTCGCCGTCCGTACCTTCAGCCTCAAGACCGTCCGGGAGTCGATTTTGAGCGGTGCCTTCCGCACCTTCGCGAGCTGGGTGGAGTTCAACTGGGACGACATCCAAGACTTCCACCTGCTGGAAGGCGAAGAGGGTCCCCGCGCGCAGCACAACGTTCGGATGGCTGAGATCCGATGCCTGTATTTGTGGTGGACCGAGGTCCGTCCCGAGCGCGTCCGCCGGCACGACGAAGCTTCCCTTGACCACCGGGAGCGGGATGTGCTAGACTCGGAACTCGATGACCAAATTCACCTTGCCCGGCTCGCCAACGTTTGGAGGGACCTCACATGAGTAAGCGGTACCACGACGACTTCCCAGCAGCGCCCACGTCTCTGATTGCAGGCATCGCTGCCGCCTGCGTGATCCCGACTATCATCGCGGCGCGGGTGGGGAAGGACGGGTCGGTGTACCTCGACATCTTCGAGAACGACGACTACCAGCTCGACCTCGACAGCCTGAACGAGATCGCCGACTTCTTCGAGGTCGAAGGCGACGAGGTCTTCGTCGAGCCGGGTCCGGAGTCGGACACCATCACGGTCAGCGTCTCCTCCTCGTGCTACGACTTCAGCGCGCAGTTCATCGAGCGCAGCGCGCCTCTCCCGGGCGAAGAGGACTCGGAAGAAAGCGTGGAGGCCAGTGTATCGCTTGCACTCTCCCGGAGAATTTAACGTGAAGGCGATCCCCTGCGCCGTCGAGGACTGCGGCGGCCTGGCGGTCCCCACACAGAAGGACGGGAGGTTCTACCTCCACCGCGGCAACGTCTACATCAACGTGCCGCCGAGCTTCGTCATCCCGAAGTGCAACCGCTGCGGGATGGACATGTTCACGGAAGAGCTAGGCAAGGTCCTCATCCAGGTGTTGGAGGTCGAGTACCAGCAGCACGCGGACCTCATCAAGACCATCGTCACCAAGCACGCGAAGGCACAATGAACATCCTCATCTTCATCTTGGTCGCCGCAGTCTTCGCCCTTGGTATCGTCATGCTCGTGCACGCTCTCAAGAAGTCGCCCGGACCCGGGCCGGCAGCATCAGACCTGAAGCGGGCGCTCGTCATCATCTGGAACCAGATCTACGACATGCACGACTCGCTGCCGACCATCCGCTGGGTGACCGGCACGGACTTGAACTGCGCCAAGGGGACCGGCTGGATGGACAAGTTCGATGGCTGCGTGGCGGGGCTGTCTAGGCCTGACTCCAAGATGATGCTGGTGGCCTGGTACCTGGGGCTCAAGATCTCGGATTCGGCGCTCGCGCACGAGCTGTGCCACCACTACCTCTACCGCACGGGCCAGGACCCCGACTCCGGCCACACCGGCCCGGCCTTCGCCGCGGGCGGCATCAAGGACCGGGCCAACGCGGCCCTGAAAGCGGCCGGGCTGTGACCGGTCACGACCCGAGCCTCAAGGCCGAGGACACCCCGAGCGCGGTCGTGAGCGACTGGCACAAGCCCATCACCTTCGAGGGGCTGATGGAGACCATCGAGAAGGAGCCGCTCCTGAAGATGATCCTCGACGCGCGCGTGGCGGCCTTCATGCGCATCCCGATTCTCAAGTACTCGGGCTACGACATCGAGTTCAAGGTCCCCGAGCCCATCGAGTACACCTGCAAGGGCTACACGATCTACGAGGACGCGCTCGACGCTGCCCGCTACGGCGGCGTCGCGGTCACGGGCAACCCCTGCGCTGAGGTACAGCTGACCGGGTACGAACGCGACCCGTTCTGGCAGCAGTGGCAGGCGCAGAAGGCGCAGATCGAAGCCGAGGGCGGCGCCAAGTGGCGGACGCCCATCTTCACAGACGACGCCGACGTCCACGCCGCCTCGTACGCCTCGTACGTCGCGTCCACGATGGACTGGGACTCGGAAGAGGAGTCCACGGACCCCGGCGTAGGCCCTGCCCCCGCCGAGGAGTACAAACTAGAGGCCGCGCCCGAGGCTCCCTACGCCGTCCCGACGGTCGACACCGACGGTTTGATGAAGTCCGACGTCTGCTACCTCTGCGGCACGAAGCACAGCATCTGCCACTTCAACCGGTCGCCCTACGACTCCCTGATCGCCTGCATCCGGTGCATCGAGGTGCACTTGAACTGGAAGCTCAACCGGGACGGCACCCTGACTCGCGTAGAGCCCGGTCTGTAGGGGTTTTGTTCCATTCGGCACCCCAATCTTTGG